GAGGTTGTCGGTCGTAAACGTGCCTTTTGCGATGATGACTGCCTTTCTGAACATCTCGTGACCCCAAAGGTTGATAGGTCTTGCCATAATGCCGCGCGGATACGGATAGGTGGAATCTTGAAGTTTCACGCCGAAGTCAACTGCTCTGCCGAGTGCGAGAGAGTTCGCAGACAATGCAATCGCTTGAACTTGGTCGAGTGAACCTTTTGCAAGTCCCATATAACGCTCTGCCCACGTCCAGAGTTGGTCGGACATAACGACGAAATGGATTCCGCCGAATTCGCCTTTGTAACCCTCGCCGACGTATCTGCGTTCGGAAAGGCTTGCGTTGAGGTCATATTCTTTGAGCATTCTTTGCGACAAATCCGAACCGTTGAGAATGATACCGTTTTGACCGGGTTTCGCGAACATACCGTAAACGAAACTTGAACGACCGATTACGCAACGACCTTCCGTCGGGAAAGTGAGTGCGCCCGTGATGGGGTCGCCGTCCGTAAACATTGCGTTGAGTTTTGCAATGAGTGTGCCGTATGCAAAGTCTTGCGTGCCGTCAAAGTTATCGATGATGTTCTCTGCACCGTTGAGCGCACGGAAGATGTTGTAGAGCAAGACTTCTGCCGTGGTCGATGCGGTTCTGTCTTGCGCAACGGATTTGCCGTAGCCTTTGATTTTATTGACCATAAGGTCAAGCGGTACAAACTCTTTTGCGATGTCGGGGAAAATGATGTCTTGGTCGTTGAGTTGGTTGGTGTAAATAAGGAACTCGTCCGTAGTCGGCAAAATGGGTTCGTTCTTGTTGAACAAGCCGTCGTTGCCGTCCGTACCTTTTCTTCCGCCGAAACTCAAAGTACGAGACGAGGGCGCGAAAGGCATTTCAAGCGGTACTCTCACCGCGCCGCCGGGTCTCGTGTCGTCCGTATATTTCGCCGTGCAGTTCAATCCGTTTTGATAAACTTCAAAAAGGTAGATTGCCTCTGCGATTGCTCTTGCAAGGTCAACGTTGATCATTTGACCATCGATATAAAATCTGCCGTTGGGGTCTTGCTGGGTTGCTCCGTTGGACATCAACACGTTTTTGATGATGCCCTCTACGTTTCCGTAAGATTGTACAAGTGCCATATTGTGTGTTTCCTCCTGTGGCGTGTTTTTTAGTTAAGATAGGTTCTGCGAATATCGTCGAGTTTCTTTGCCTCGTCCTTATCCACTTCGCGCGGTTTGCTTTGCGCTTCCGCGAATTGCTGTTTGAGTGCTTCAAATTCGGCGCGCAAATCTTCGTGGTCTTTTTTGAGCGCAAGATACTTGTCCTCGCCCTCTGCCTCGTCCACACGGTCTTTTGCGTCTTGTGAATCCTCATCACCCTTGTTTGCTTCTTGTGCGGCTACACTTTCGTCCACACGGTCTTTTTCGGACTGCGAATCTTTGCCGTCTTCTTTGATGTCCTCTTTTGCCTTTGCCACTTCTTCGGTCGTGGTTTCGGGCGCGGCAACGTCATCGCCTGTCTTCTCGTGAATTTGCTTCTTTTCCTCGTCGCTCAATTTTTCGATAGCGGCGAGAATTTCCTCAAAATTCGGCATTGTTGGTTGTTCCTCCTGTTTGTTATTTCTTTTTAGGAATCGAAACATCTGCGTTTCCTCCTTGTGTTTATTTCCATCAAAAAACCCCGTCCGTTTGGACAGGGTTCAAAGATTCAGTTGGGATATTGTTTGGCTACCATTTGAGATAACACCGTACTCAAACATATACTTTTATGCGGTCGGGAAACCACGCGACCTCGTGTTTGTTGCAAAAGTCAATGTACGTTTGTTTTGCTTCCGCCGCCTTGTGATACCAAGTCCGCGCTCGCACATTGTCGTTGCTCTTAAACGCGTAATAGTTCTCTCTCGCGTGATACACTTCGCGTTCAAGTTGTCGCTGTTCTTCCTCGATTTTACGCGCCTTTTCAATCTCGCTCGAATTGTATGTCAGCGGCGTTTCGCCGTTAGGCTTGTAGGGGATTGTAAAGTGACGACAGCCAAACCCCGAAAGCGTACCGTTTTTGTACATCTTGCCCGCCTTTGTAGTTGTGTAGCGGTCTGTCGCGGTTTCAATAGGTTGGAATTGATGACCGTCTTCCGTAACACCACTTGACCCGTCAAGGCTATACAATCGCCCTTGATACGGTTCGCAACGCTCGGAACAGTTGACGTGAGAACTTATCCATACGAGTCTTGCACCGCTTTCGCGAAGTTTGCGCATATTGTCCTCTTGCCATTTGGCACGGACATACAATTCGCTTTTGAGTCTCAAACTCAATCCGTCCTCGCCTTTCGCTCGGTCTTGTGCAAGAAGTGCGCTTGTCTGCCGCACAATCTTCATATAGTCTTGCATATATGTATTGAGCGGTGTTGCCCATCGCCACGACTGCCCTGCACCGCTTTCAAACTTCTGCGGAACGTCTGCAAATTGCGGCTCGATTGTCTGAAGCGTCTTATATGCTCTTTCTTTGGGCGCAACGTTTTTACTGTTCCATATCGTCAAAACGCATTTAAGCGCAAGGAACGAGAAACCGACCTTTGACATAAGCGAGGCTCTTAAACGCTTAAATTCGCGCCGAGCAAAGCCGCGAAGTATCGATAGCGCATTGATTCGCATTTCGTCGTCCGAAACTTCTTTCAATCCGTCCTCGATAAGGTTATCCGCCTCTTTGACAAAACGTTCGTACGTCGTGCCGTCATAAACGCGTTTATTGAGCAGTGCTTTCAAATCGGCGGTACAATCCTCGATGATTATCGTTTGCTCTCGCAAGTTCTCTTTGAGCGCGTTAGGCTTCTTTTGTTCTTGGTCTTCTGCCATCAAAAGCCTCCGAGATTATAGGCACGTTCCATTGCGGGCGTTTCTTGTTCGAGTTTGGCGAGCCATTCTTGCACTTGCTTATCGGTAAGATCGGGATAGCGGCGGCGGATAAATTCTTCTTTGGGAAGTAATCCCGCTTGTTGTTCCGCGAGCAACTCTTGATTTTCTTGCGGACTGTTCACGCCGTATCTGTTCCAAACAATATGCGCGTCTTCACCGAGCAAACCGTAGAACGAGCATATGTCACGAAGCATTGCGTTGATTGCTACGCTTGCCAACTCACGTTTGGTATTGACGCTCGTCGCCGTGGTGTCCTCTTCTGCAACGACTTGCGTTGCCGTCTTGGGTGAGTTGTAAGTCAAGTGGTTAGCCAACGTTGCGGAACTCAATCCAACCTTTGAAGCGAGCAATTCAAGGTCCGCATCTCGAATATACTTATGCGCTTCTCCTCGCAAATCGGGTTGTATAAATTCGGGTTGAATCGGCTTGCCGTCCACTGCCGTGTTATCTACGACTTTCGCGTAAACGTCATCGCCCAATGCACCGTCGCCGTCGAAACTATCGATGAGCCTGCTTTCGTGCGGTATGAAACTCTTTCCGCCGATATTCTCTACACGCATTGATTGCATTTCTTTGGGCAATAGAATCCTCGTCTTGCCCCAGTACATATCGAGTTGTTGCATTGTGTAGTTGAAGTCAATCGAATACAGTATGTCGAGCGCAGTGTGCAATGTGCTGTCCGCATATCCGGGCAAATCCGATATGCTCACAGCAACGCTCTTGTTGGGAACGTTGTACAAGCCGATTCCGATTGCTTTGGGCAATTCGTACCAAGTGTTCGGCTTGATGTCGCCGTAGCAATATTCCCATTGTGCTTTTGCGCCGTCGGGAACAGTTACGAAACCACCGTCATTGCCCCAAGTCGGAGCAAGCACTTGCTTCGTGCCTCGGTTGAGGATAACCTTGTAATACGCTCTGCTACCGCGCTGAACACGCAATTCAATCGCGTAGAACGCGTCGTCGTCCGTTGAGAAGCGATTGAACAGCATTGCAAACGAAATCTTGCCGCTTCGTCCAATGTCAAAAATGAAACGGTTTGCGGGCAATACGGATGGATATATGTCGCCGTTGTTCGGCGTAAGCACCAAAAGCGCATTGCCGCCCGCGTTTGCGTGGAAGAACATTTTGCTCAAAAGCGGTGCGATTCGTTCGTTGCCCCACTTTTCAAGGAATTTCGCCGTCTTATCATCTTTGCAGTCCAAACGCCAGCCGCCGCCCATACATTCTCTTGCGAATATGTCGCACACCGTGTAGCCCATACCCGTTGAGAAGAAATCGTTGCGATGAAGTTGAAGCACATAGCCGCGCGACCATTCAAGCCACTGCCGAACGTATGCGTTGTAGTAGTTAATCCAACGTTGCGGAATTAGCGCATAAAACACGGTGTCGTTGACGATGTTCTGCATATTCTGATAACGTGCATTAAAATATGCCTTAAAAATTCGCCTCGACGCCATATTCATACAAGCCGTCGTCGGGTGTTTATAAGTGTTTGCCATTTTAACCTCCTATGGTGATAGGATTGTCATAGTAGAGTTTTGTGCCGTATTCGAGCGAATCGATAGTATCGTCACGCTGTCCTTTCTTCGGCAAATTTGTCTTTTCATCAAAGACATAACCCTCTATATCGTCCATAAGTTGTCTTGTGTTGACGTTTGGCGAATCGTAGAAAAAAAGTATGCCGTCGTTCAGCATACTTCTTACTCTCTTAATATCGCCCGTGATTGATTTATGAGTTACAAGGCGGCAATCCTCGCCAAAGTCATTGACGAACTGCAAACGCAGTTGTTGTCCGCCCTCTGCGCTTTCAAAAATCCACCGTCGCGGGACTTTTTGCAAAAACGGAAATTTGTTCAGCAACAAATCCTGCAACCATTCCCAAAGGCGGCGGCTCGCTTCCGTCGGCGCAAGTTGCCCGGTCTTAACGGGGTCTATCTCTAAACAATCGAGAACAAGCGCACGTCCGCTCTGCCATATCGCTATGGGTGTTGCGCAAGTGCTGTCAAATGCCGTTCCCTCGTCAAGTCCGATATGAAGTTCAACAATGCGGTCACGCTCGGCAAAAAACTCGAACACGTCTCTCGTCTGCTTCTCTCGGTTGAACTGCGGATAAACCATTCCCTTGAAGTTCACGGGTTCGCCCAAATACCAATAGCGGTAGTATTCGGGGTCGTCTTTCGCAAACTTCTCAATCTGCTGTATTGTCTTAATCGGCAAGAGTTTGTATATGTCTCGCCACGTTGCATAGATTCGCGTTGCGCCGTTCTTAACCTTGTCACCGAAGAACGTATATGCCCAGTGATGGCGATTCATCGGCGGATTGTAGGCGTAAACCATCTTGCCGTGAGGAAGCAAGAAACGATATGCCGTGCTTTCCCACGCCGTGATATGGTTGAAATGCTTGACTTGGTCTGCCTCGTCAAGTATACACAGAGCGAGCGTATTGCCGTTCGGGGTAAATCCCTTTGTAGCGGTCATATCGTCGTCTGTCTTGCCGTTGATGCCGCTGAAATAGCATTTCGCACCCGTTTGCAAGCAAGTGATTTGGAATGGCGAGAGTGACCACACAAACATTCGCTCTAATCCCATCAACTGAATCGTGTTTATCATCGATGAAAATATCGTTTCGCGAATGTCACCTTTCTCGGCTCGGCAATACCAAACGTTATTGCGCTTATCCGCCATCATCATAGAGACAGCGTATATTTCGTTGCTTGTGGTCTTTGCGGTGCATCGTCCGCTCGGCTCAACCACTTCGGTTACGGTATGGTCAAAGAGCGGATAATAGAGTTTAGGAACGGTTACGGCGTTACTCATCGTCCTCACCGTCCTTTGAACAGTCCATAATGTTGATTATCGGTTGCAAGCCTTTGTTGTCCGTGTTGCCATCTTGGTCAAAGAGGATTCCCTTTTCTATCTCATTGACACGAAACATAGCCGAAGCAAGTGCGTTAATCTCTTTTGCGGATACATTGTTACTGCTTATAATCTTTTCAGCCTTGTCTCTTATCTTGGCTATAACATCAAGCGTCTTGTTTTGGCGAGTTGTTATATCCCGAATCCCATCTTCTACACGTTTTTCTTGTACCTTTGTGCAGATTTCTTTGCTTATCTGTGCTTCGTGTGCTAACTTTGTGCCGAGCCAACCGTCAACCGAACCTATTTTTCTCAAAGTGTTATATGAGATACCTTTTCGTTCAGCAAACTCTTTGATTGTACGGTAGTCGCCTGTGACGAACTCGGCTTTCAAGGCTTCCCTTTCCGCTTTGGTCATTGCGACCACCTCCTTGATTTTGGGTATAAAAAAAGCACACCGTTGTGATGTGCTTTAACTTGCTGTTAACTTGCTATATGCCATCATTACAGCAAAAACCTCGCAAGATGTACCTGCGAGGCTCTGCCGATTAGTGAGAGAAATGATGGAGTGGATAGGCGGGATTTTGAACGTTCCCTACCATTTCCACAATAGCATTTTAACAAATCACATAGGTACTCGGGTGTACACTTGGGTATTTTTACAAAATTTGTTTTTCGACATCGACGTTGCACGCGCTGTCTGTTCCCACCAAATACACGCCGTCATCGGTAATGAGCAAATATTCGCTGTACTCACCTTCTGTAAATAAAAAGATAAGTTCTTTCCGTTCCGACGTTTTATCAAGCTCGTCAAGTGCCACCTCAATAACACGCTCGTCAAATGTCCTGTCCGTGTCTGCTGTTTCTTCTGCGCTGTTGCAAGCCGTTAGGCACAGCACAATTATAACAATAATCGTTGCTACTACCATTATTTTTGTTGATTTCCTCATTTTTACGCTCCTTTTAGAAAAAATATTCGTTGTTTGGGCTATTATTTTTTATTCTTCCGCTTTGTTTGCATATTGAGTGCCATCGAACCACATACGAGCAACTCTGCATATCGGTAGTGGGTCATACCTATTGTCACCCTCTTGTTCTTGCACTTAAAAACAAGAAAGACCTTTTCGGATTTTCGGGGGATTATAAGTTTTCCCTCAAATATGCCCTCATCCGTTTCTAACACAGTTTTGCCGTTTTTAATTTTGATTCTCGCTATTTTTGTATTTTTCATATCCCCTCTGAAAAGTCGACTTTCACTCGCGGTAACTGTCATAGATTTCAAGTTCATTGTCGGCTATTATAATTTCTGTACCGCACATCTTACTAAGTTCAATAAGTTCTTCAAGTGTTGCAATCTCTATAAAACACTTTTCGTAAGTATAGGTCACAATACCAAAATAGGTTTTTTCTGATTGGGTTGTTTGTTCTATTTTTATCCTATCTTTCAAAAATGGATAGTATTTGAGCATGTTTACATCATCACTACACGAAGTTGCCGTTATTCTAAATTTCATCGTTTCACCTCTTGCTTTAGTATTGGTATTCGTATTGTCCTATTATCATTGTCTTCTTGCTGTTTTGCTTTTTTGTCAAGCCATTCTTTCAGGGCTTTGTATGCATCGTCGAAATCGTGATAGATTTTGCCATTGAATTTGTAAACTATACACCAGCCCTGTTGCCCGTAGTAGTCGACTTTTTCAATAACCTGACACGCTATAAGACTGTCACCTATCTTTTCTAATATTTGTTCTCTATTTGTCATTCTTCCACCTCCGCTTGTTTGCACTCGTCGCAACGAATATACCCCCAATCGTCATCTCCGACATTGCCATACGAAGTTAATTCTCGGTCAAAAAGTTTGCACGTGTTGCCATATCTATGCATACAGTACCTGCAACTTGGCACTTCGACTTCGATTTCAACCTTTATCTTCGCCATTTTCTACCTCCTTAATAAGTTCGTCAATATCTCTTACAAGAACTACGTGTTGACTTACACAATAACTGTCTATACTTGGATAATAGTTATGAGTTTTCTTTTTCAATTCATTAAGCACATCGATTTTAGCTTGCTTGACTTGTTGCTCTCGATATTCTTGATTTTGTTGCGCCAAAGATAGTATACTGTCTTGCGCCACTTGTATTGATTTTTCTTGTTCGGTTATGAGTGCGAGTGCCGCCGCACTTGCGCAATTTGCACAATCTGAACAATCATTGCAACTACTACAATCATTTGCAGATGCACAATTTTCATACGCTTTCATAATCTCGTCTTTTGTCATCGTGGTCATTGTCCAACCATTCGGTGCGCTATCCAACTTCTCTTTCGCCTTGTTTAGAACATCTATTTGTGCTTGCTTGATTTTATCAGGCATTTCGTCACAATAACAATCGAGGTCGTCTTGTGCGTCCCACTTTTCATTACGGAGTTCTTCGCATTTTTCTTCCAACCGCTCAATCTCGGCTTTGTACTCGGAAACATCGCCGTAGCCTGCTTGCACAATGGCTGTCGCTCTCCGTATCTCGCTTGTACATATATATGTGCCATTACTTGATTTACAAGGCTCTCCTATCTTTGTATTGTTTTTGCAATAATCGCACAATACATCTGCTATTTCTTTGATTTGTTCTTGTTCAGTTTTCATACGCTCTCCTTATTTTTTATTTCACCATCCGCCTAATCCTGTAAGGTGCGTGATTTGCGACGAATCTCGTCTTTGCGTCTTCGCTTTTGCTCGTTGCACGCTTCTGCCTGAACGCTTGGTACGCTTCGCACACGTCGTGATATGCGCCACAGCCTTTATTCGGGCAGTTCTTGCAAGGGAAGTCGTTTTTGATTGTCATTCTTCCAACTCCTCCACATAACACCAACTTTGCGGGGCACGAGTTATCGGCATAGGCACTTTACAATCTTCGTCATACATACAAGCGGTGCTTACATACCCCGATTTCTTACACGAATTGCACGTTTTCTTCTTATAAAACTCGCTCAACTCTTTCGGTTTGTCGTAGATTTTAAGATTTGTTATTCGCATTTCGGAAACATCTTTATAGTTTTTACCACTATATTCCCGTATTTCCTCTGCGGAAACGCAAGCTGCTTTCGGTAAATGAGCAGGTATTCCTACGCAAATACGCCACTGTATTATATTGTCGCAGATCCATTCGTTTACCACCTTATGCCGACCGTCAAAACCACTTTCATAAGTCAGAACCTTAAATGGTAATTCACACGTCGGCGGTTTCAACCTTAATTCGGATTTTTTCAAACCGCTTTCAATATTGCGATTATGCCTCGCTTTAATTGACATTAAAATTGTTTTCATTGTTTCACCTCGCACATTTCGGGATTATCGTGTATATTCCCGATTATAATTTGTCTTTTTGCCGTTACCCCATCTAAATCGTCCATATAGCCATAATTGCAGTATTTCAATTTGAACTTGCCATCATCGAACACGACAACTGCATGTTCCGTATCGGGGGCTTCTGCCTCGTCAAAAACGACAATGTCGTCCTCAAAAATCTTGTTGCCCTTATTGTCACAAAACCCCGTAAATTGTCCGACTGTGTCGGTGATAACCCTGTCATATCCTGATGTTTCGGTGTGCGGGTAAAAAATTGTGCCGGTTGAGAATATAGTGGTCATTTCAGTTTCATAAAAATAATCTTTCCCTCTCACAAGACAACCTTCTACCCAAGCCCCATTTTTTATACATTTGCCCCTAAAAAGTATCTCTCTGCTCATTGTTCTTTTCACCTCACAATATTACTGTTCGATTTTTCAAAATCCTAAATCTTCACTTTTGAAATTTGGCTCATATTTTTGCGTGATTTTCAAAATATCCGACCTTGATAATCCGTTACAATAATCGATATAGTCGAGTGCGCTGTAATAATCGCCATCATTTAATCCGTTTATTTTGCAAAATTCGCGAAATGTGCCGCATTTTTTTTCTAACTCGGTTATTTTAGTCATTGCTCTCATTCTTTATTTCTCCTTTCAATCTCGTTGAGCAGTGCAGTCTTGACAAATTCTTCGTCTATCAAGTACACCGTGCCGATGTTGTGTTCTATTGCCCAATCGATAACTTCCTTTAATATTTGCTGTTCCGTGCGCTTGTCTTGCTCTCGCACCCAATCGACAAGTGTTTTATGCACATACTGCCATTTGCCGTCATCTTCCATTCCGACTTTGGGCATTATCGGTGTGTTTATCACCGTAACAGGCACTTTTGCTTTCTCTCGTCCGTAAATCATAAGTCACTCCCTATAACAGTCATAGATTTCAATCTCAGGTTCATCATCGGTTAGTATTATGATTTCTCCAACGCTCATATTGGCAAGTTCTATAAGTTCTTCAAGTGTTGCAATCTCTATAAAATATTCCTCACGAGTATATGTGAAAGAACCATATAGAGTTTTTTCCGTTGTAGTTAGTTGCTTCATTTTTACTTTATCTTTCAAAAATGGGTAGAGTTCAATCATCCTGCCATCTTTGCCCCAACACGATGTCGCTGTTATTCTAAATTTCATAATTGTTCTCCTTTTACCGCCATATCGTTAATGGCGTTTTTAATCCCGTCTAGTGTTATTACAAAAGTAAATTTGCCACTTTCATAACGTACCTCTATGGCGTTTTTACATACGCTGTTAAACAACGTAGAGTCTCTATCCGAGTTTGCTTCTGCTTTTTTGGATGAAACGGATTTGCAAACATATTTTCTAATGTCTTTTTGTGCACAATCGACCCAATATGATAGGCTCTCAATTTTGCTATTCAAGCGTATGAGTTCATTCTGGTGTGCCGTCAATATAGATTCAAAAAACTCTCTTTGTTTATCCAAGCGTTTGTGTATATCCGAAATTTCAAATTTGATTTTATCTTTGTCCATAATCATTCTCTCCTTTCAAGTTCGCTCGCCTTGTACAATGCCCACTGCAAAGCGTTGTGAGCGGCAAGGTGTTGTAAGTTGTCTATTTTTGCATATTCTCGCTCTCGGTCGGTCTTTGCTGTGGCATATCGGTCGAGAGCCTGCTGTGCAAGGAAGATGTGTTCCCTGCACGCATCGTATAGTTGCTGTTTGTACTCTTGAATCGTCATCGTATCTCCTAAATCATCTGTTTGAATATTGCCATAAGCACATCAACAACGATACTGTCACCGAATAGATGGTAAAGAGACGAGTTGCTTTGATTGACCGACATCGTGTCTATGTCATCGTCACGCACCCCCATAAGCCGTCCGCACTCTTTCGGTGTAAGTTTCCGAATCCGTAATTGTCTTTTTTGAACCGTCGTTAGTGTGTTGGATAGATTTCTTGAATTGATTTCAAGTCTTTGCTCTGTGGGTGCCCCGGGCGTTCGATCTGATGGATTATCGGGATTACATCCTCTAAACGCACCTATCACAGGTTGTACAATTCCCGTGTTTCCGTCCATTGTCGCCGCCTTTCTCACGGTCGGGAATATGTCGCTTTTTACTACACCGCCTTTGTTGCTACCGTGCGCCCTGCTCACTATTTCAATACAACCTTGTCCATTCCTTTTAAGGTCTGCGCCTGCGTTTCTTGTTATAGTTCCAAAGCACGTTTGGTCGGCACGGATTGATTGATTGAAGCCGTCAACTGCCAATATTTCTTTTTCGATTTGGTTCATATCTTCACCCCCCCCCCATAATGATTTTTGGCTCTGCGCCACCGCCGCTCATTGTTCTGATTGTCGGGGCGAGTGCATTCGGGGAATATACTCGACTTGTCATTTCGTTGTAGCGTTTGTCTTTGAGATTCCCGACGACTTCGCAATTTATGATGTTTTTTCTATTTGACTCGGCATAACTTTCAAGAATTTTCCCGGACAGATAATACTTTTTATCGACATTTGTTTCAAGAACATCTTTGAGCCGCTTTTCGAGTTTTATCGGTGTTGGGAAGTCATAGTAGTGATTGCCAAGCCAAGATACCATAAAGCACCTGTCACGATTTTGTGGCACACCGTAGTCTTTTGCGTTCAAGCATTGCCATTTGCTCGTATAACCGAGTTGTTCAAGTTTCTTCACCCATTGTGCAAAGTGTTTAACATTGTTTGCGCCGATAACATCGGGGACGTTTTCCAAAAGCAAGATTTGCGGAAGATTGCCATTGCACTCATCAAGTATTCTCTCGACTTCCCACAGCATACCGCTACGTGTTCCACTCCCCTTTGCCATTCCTGCGCCGTTGCCCGCTTTTGAAAGGTCTTGACAAGGGAACGAGTAGGTCATAATGTAGGTGTAATTGTCGGTATCTTGTATCTCGAAGTCTTGTGCGTGGGCATTGCAGACACTCACAAGGTTGTTGGTCGCAATGATGTTGTTATATGCTGTGCGTATCTTTTGCTCACCCATTCTCTTGATTTGCTCTCTTGTCATCGGTGCGTTGTAGTCAGCAGATATGCCTTTTGCAAGCAACATCTCGATGAGTTCGTCTACCGAATACGCTTTTGAATAGTCGCAAGTGTCATCTCCAAAGTGCAAGTTTTTATACGCCTGTATCGATTTCACCGCCCACTCGCATATCTTCCAATGCTCAAACGGCACTTTCAGATACTTCAACGCAAGTGATTGACTGCCATATCCTGCAAACAGTTCAATCAATCGTATCGGCTTTGTAATTTTCAACGGTGTATCGCCGTCAAATAGTGATATTTGTGTCATTCTTCCCTCGGCTGTTCTTTTTCTTCAAGAAATGCTCCAAGTTGATCGGTGAACTTTTGCAGTTTGTATGCGTTGTACAAAACACCAACGGCGGGGTGGTTTTCGCAAAAATCGTCCATTTGCTTGAGTATTGTCGCAAAAAGTCCGGCAATCTCTCGCGGCGACCTGGCGTTTATGCCGAATACAATCCTTGCGCCGTCGCTGTCGGGACGTTGGAAACCCAACATAAATGCCTCACTTTCAGCACATACAACTTGACATGCTTTCTCGTCGTCTTTGTTTGTTCTTTCAATGATGTCGATTTCAAACATTTTATTTTCCTCTCTGTCGTTTATAGTTCCGCGTATTTGAGCAACGCGTGGTGCTTGATTTTCTTGATACCGTCAATGCTGTAATTCATAGCGGCGGCGATTTGCAATAGCGTTCGTGCCTCTATGTAGTACTTGAATAGCACGGTTTGTTCTCGTTCGGTCAGTTTGCCGAGTTTGTATTCAATCATCAGCAGTTCTTGTTCGTTTTGGTGAATTAGGTCGTCAATCTTCTTTTCAAGGTCTGCCCACTGCACTGCGGTGTCAACCATAGCATTGAACGGTGCGCCGCCCTGAACTCGCAACTTGCTGTAATCGATACATCGGATTGCCGCATAGTTTGTCTCTATCTCTCGCCGACGGTCTTTCAATCGCATTATCTGCGCAACCCTCGCACGGTATCCGTTCAACTCGTTTTCCGCTTTAAGCGACTGCTCGTTTCGGCTCGGTTTTCGTCTTTGATATTCCATCTCGTACCCCCTTACTCGTCGTCCATCTTTTCAAGTGCTATTAAAAGCGTTGTTATCAACATCACGTCGCCGCCTATAAATGCGATGAACGGTATCCATATCTTGTCTTTCGGGATAACACCGACCATTGCAAGCACCCCGCTCACCACAACGCCGATAAGCAAGATTGCGGCGAATGCCAGTAAGATATTTGCTTTAACGTTGTTTTTCATATCCACCTCTATCGCATAAAGCGATTCACTATTATGCCGAGAATGTAGTAGCGACGGTCTTTTATTGTTTCCTTGCAAGCCAACACAGCATTTGCTGTTTCAACAAGCATATTCCCGTCAAATCCGTGCGGCTTTGTTATGAGCCGTTCAAAATCTTCTCTACAAACCGTCCTGTCGCCAAAGTTCAAAGTTTCTATCTCGCTTCCTGCATATGCAAGGGATTCAAGCACTTCATCGTTGATTTCTGAAAAACGAGGATTGTTTTTGCACATCTCGCATACGCTCGCGATTGAATCTCTATTTTTTAATATCTTTAACAAACAAGTTTTCTCTTGTTCTAACTTTTCTTTTGCACCGCTTTTCTTTTCGTTCTTATTCTCTTTTGTGGGTGACATTAGGGTGACAAGTGGGTGACAAGTGGGTGACATTTGGGCGACATTTGTCGCCGTTTTGTCACCCGTTAGCCTTGCAGCCTTTTTCTTGCGTTGTAGTTTTCGCCTTTCCGCACCTACTGTTTGACTTTCAATAAGCGGCTTTACCTCTTTTAGATACAGTGTTTTATCGTCCAGAATTTCCACAAATTTTAGTTCTGTCAGCAACTTGATTGCGCTTCTTACGATGTCAATGTTCGTGTTTGTTACCACCGAGAGCATTTGCTCGTTGTACGGTATCGTGTCGCTGAATCGAAGTTCACCCTCGTGGTCTATGCTTTCAACCATCAGTTTGAGGTAGAACAGCACATAGTCTTTCCCGTTCGGCATTGCTTCGATGATTTGAATATCGTGCCGTTTGAAAAAATCGCGTTTGAGTTTGAGCCAATAGAACCGCTCTTTGTTATACTCTGCCATTGCTCACCTCACGTTTTTTCTCTGCCTTTTCGCAGAAACGGATTAGCGGTTGCATACGCCGTTCGAGTTCGATTTGCCGTGACGATTGTTCCGCCCATGTCTGCCTTACGTCTTCGAGGTCGCTCATTCGTCTCGCGAGTTTATAGCCGCTCTGCTTGCTGTTTGCGATTATCGGATAATAAAGTGCAACGTATGCTATCACGTCACGCACGGTGCGCTCGTTTGTGCAACCGATGACAGCCTGCAATTCTTCTTTTTCGACAAAGCGTTCGTTGGCTTTTAGATAGTCCACAACCGCCCTTGCCTTTTGCTTCATATTTTCCGTCAATGGTTTCTTAAAATCCATAATTCACCCCGTTAGATTGTCGGTTTTGATATAATCGAAAAACTCGTTTAGCTTGCGTTCTTTGATTTTGTTCGGTGCGCCTTTTATGCTTGCGTCAAGGTATTTTTCAAACAAAATTGCGACTTGTTTTTTGACATTCTTTTCGCCTTGCGCCACGCCGTCGTAGTAGCCCTTTGGCGGCTTGTTGGGAGCAATTCCGTGCTTGCCTTTGTCTTGTCCGCCAGCCGTCTTATTTCGCAACTGATAGCCTCTGTCGGCGCAGTATTTGATGTAGTGACGCTCCCTTTCATCCAAGTCATCAATCGAGCAGGCTATTATGTTTAAGTTCCATCCCGTCAGATTGTCAGAACAAAATAACCCGTGTTTTTTCAAACTCAAATCGATATGTTGGTATCCATCGAGATGTTGCGCAAGCCTTGTCAATATGCGTTTTGCTTGACCAACATATGCATACTTTATTCCGTTCTCGTCTATCCTCGTGAGGATGTATATGCCGCTTGTATCGATGATTTCTCCAAAGTTGTATGTCCACTTCCTTTTGTTGGCATTTTCTCGTTCGATGTAGTTCATTCCTTTTGCCCCCAAAGTGATAAGAGTTCTTGCAGTTGTTCGGGCGTTCTCGTTTCTATGCCGAGTTGTTGCGCCTCTTGGACAGTTCCCTCGATAAGCCTTGACATCTCTTTCGTGTCGAGCGTGTGCGTCGGCTTGAATATGTACCAGTCGTTGCACAGCTCTTTCGTTCCTTTGCTTTCGCCGATAAGCCTTGAATACTTATAGATGTCGTCGAGGTTCGCGCTTGCCGGGATTCTCGCTATAAACGCGACCGTTCCGTAGTCACACACAAGTTGTCGCTTCACATCGTCAATGCTCTGATAGTCCATTTCGGCAATCTTGCTGACGAGGACGTGGAAGTATGCGTTTGCGTCAAGCGAGCGTTGTTCCCGGTACTGTTTCACTTCAAGGCTCAACGGCTTTGTTCTGTCCTGTGTTTTGAGTTGCAAGACGGCGTTTTTGTCGTAAGTTGTGAAAGTCACTTCGTGCGCCCCGAACTCGCCCTGCAATGCTCTTGTAAATGTTGCTTTGATTTTCATCGTTCACCTCAATTCCACGGAACGTCATCATCTCCGAGCGGCATTAAATCTTCCGATGTTCGTCTGTCTTCCAATATCATCTTTGCCGCCTTTACGCTACTTTCAACCTTTGAATGTTCGATGATGTATTCAAGGTTTTCGTCTTTTAGTGCGCCGTATGCCGTCCCTTTTGCCGTTTTCATCTCGTAGGCTTGCATCAAGGTCATCTCGGCATTGTTACCGTAAGATTGCTCGTTTTTTGGCTGACGTTCGTTATTTTGCGTTTGAGAGCCTCGTTTGCCGTATGTAAATATCGCTTGTCCGTCACCCAAAATGACGAGTTGCGTTATCTTGCCGTCTTCGTACTCGATTTCGCCGACTTCCATACGCTTGAACGTCGGTACGAGATTGCCCTTTGAGTTCTTTTCGGTGTTGCCTTTGATGTAAATAAACGGTGCCGTATAGAGTTCTCTGCCGATACCCCAGTTGAAGCACGCACGCTTGAAACTATCAGAAGCCTCGCCTTTCTCTTTCTCGGTGTTGCTTTCAACGCCACAATCCCATTTGGTAATCCATTGCTTTTTGCTCTCATCCCAAATCGACACGCCGCAAAAAAGATTGCCTTTGACTTCCTTATGGTCTCTTTGCCAGTTCTCCGCGCCGACGGTTTCGTCAAGGACGTTTTGGTCGCACCGTGCGTCTTTGTACAGCAACAATGAAAAGCCTTTATCGTTGCAAGTTCCTACGCGGCAGTCCAACTCGTCCGCTCTTAAAGTTCTAAATTTGTTCATCTTTTATATCCCTCATCTATCTGCCGAGCCTGTTCTTTCATCAAGCCTCGACGTTATTTTTCCAACGCCCCACGGTTCGAGTATGCTGTCCGATTCTGCCGTGTAACGATGTACAACTCTCTTTGGCGGTTCTTTCGGGTGTTTTGCCTGTTCGGCTTCCCTTTTCGCTAACCGCATATCGTCGATTTGTTCTTCACAAAGTTTTTTATTTAACCAGTTTTCGGCTTCTTCCTTATGCCAAAAATCAGTTGTTATTTGTACCCAATCCATCAAGTGGAAACCGTTTTTCAAAAACGTATACTTTTCGACGACATACACTTTGCGAAGGAACTCGCCGCGCCAACACAAATCCTTTTCAACAATTCGATATTTGTTCATTTTGCAAGTCCTTTCGTGAACGGCGCGAGTGCTTGTGCCATACTCGGATGCAGGTTGCTTTTTCTTTCTTGCTCTGCGCTCTTTTTGGCGATGACGGTCATCACCTTGCAGGTGTCGCCGTGTTCAAAAATCATCTTTGAAAGTTCGTTCATAAATTTGTCGATTCTCATTAGTAATTCACCGCCTCTTGTCTGTTTATAAAAAAGTGAATACCGGTCGAACACTCGTTCCAACGGTTTTCGTCAAAGTCGTCAACCGTGACTATTTCACCCACCTTATAAATGAACTTTGAATCTCTATCGCTTGCAACGCTCGAATTAACGCTCGGTGTACCGTCTATGTTTTGAATTGACAACACTTTGTCGCACCGACACTTTCTTCCCGTTGCCGATACACGTTTTGCGTCGCTCAATATTTCGAGTTCCACAATCAAGCCTCGTGCTTTTTTATAACCTATGAACGAGCCGAAGTCTGGGCAAGCGTAAGGTACAAAAGGAATGTTTTTCGCACCCGACAAGTTCGCACACGACAAGTCCGCACCCGACAAGTTCGCACGCTCTGCGTCTTGTTGGTCGCTATCTTTCAACCAAAGTTTGTGTTTTCTCAAAATCTCTTTAAGTTCTTGTTTTGTAAATGTTTTCATCATATCCCTCGCTCAAAATCTTTTGATGTTGTAGTAATCGCAGTAGTCCTGCGTGTGCAGTTTCCCTCGCTGGTTGATACGCGGTTTGTCACCCCGTTTTTCAATGACGTATTTGATGTCGGTGATGATACGACTTGCTTGCGATGCGTTGCACCCTTGCAGTTTCTGAATATCCGCACCCGTCATAACGTCTCTGCTCATAATTTCTTCGCGTTCTATGTAAGTCATTTCTCACTCCTGCTCAAAACTTGCAACGAGTTTGTTTATCGATACGCCCAACGCTTTGGCAATTCTTCCGAGTTTTGCCGTGTTCGGTCTACACTCGCCGCAACACCACGCCGATACTGCCGATTGTGAGACACCCACAGCTCGTGCAAGTTCTTCTTGTGTGATACCTTTGTGTTTTAGAAGTTCCTTAAACGTCATAGCCCCTCCTCTATTGTCAATTTGTAACCAAGTGCGGCAAGCACTATGATTGCGTTTTCAAGCGACATTTGTGCGCCGCAATAAACCCATTTTTCGATTGTCGATTGCCTCACGCCGCTGACTTTTGCAAGTTCGCGACACGATAGTTTCGACTGCTTCAAAATGCTCAAAAAGTCATCTTTGCAAACAATTTGTTTTTCCACTTGATTTGCTCCTCTTTCCATTTCTCTCTCCTTGTTTGTACAAGTTTTCCTTGTATGGATACATATTATACCGATTTTACCGATATGTCAATACTTTTTACAAATTTAGTTGGTATTTTTTTTCGTGTGAGATATTGCAAAAATACAAGTTGTGTTGGTATACTAAAAATACAAGGTATACTTGTATGGTTTTTAGGAGAGAGCAAATGAATAGAATAAAAGAATTACGAAAGGCAAAAAAGCTGACACAAACTCAACTTGCCCGATTATTTAATATTTCGCAACAAACTCTTTCGGGATGGGAGAACGGATTGTTTGAACCCGACCAAAAAACGATTTTTAAGATTGCCGATTATTTCGGCGTATCCGTTGACTATCTTCTCGGACGTGACGCGAGCGCGCATTCGCGTACAATAGACAACGCGTATGTGCCTGACGCTATCGTTCCGTTCCGAGTGATTGGCATAATCAAGGCTGGTTTTGATGGCGCGGTCGAAGAATTAAGCACAGGCGACCTTATCTCTATACCGCTTGAAATGCTTGGCGGACGTCCTGCAAGCGATTATTTCGTGCTTCAAGTCCGTGGCAACTCTATGTACCCGAAGATACTTGACGGCGACCGTGTGCTTGTCCTGCGCGCCGACAGCGTGGATAGCGGCGAAGCCACAATCAAAAAAGTTGTGTATTCGCCCGGGAATAAATATGTTGACCTTGTCCCAAACAACCCCGAGTATGACACGAGACGCATTTTTGAGAACGAATTTGACCAGTTCCGCATACTCGGCAAGGCAGTAAAATTGATTCGAGATATTTGATTTTGTATAAGGTATATAAGGTATATTATTTTTAGATATTATCTTAATTTTTTGGAGGATTACTATGGGAAAATGCACTATTTGTGGAAAGAAAGGATTATTTGTCAAAGTAAACGATAAAGGCGTTTGCAAAGACTGTGAGGCTGTTGCAAAAAGAAAAGCTACATTGGATTCGATTGAAAAGCGTTTGGCAGATAAAGAGGCTTTAATGCGTCAAGTTCAAGCAGAGGCTCTTAACAAAATCGACCGCCAAATTGATGATAGAAACAAAAAACTTGCAAGAATTAACACCGAAATTATTAGCAAAACCGAGGAATTGTCAAATACTAACGATTCATTGCAAAAAGCGATAAAAGATTGGGAAACTGCAAGTAAAAAAGTTGCAAAAATTAAACCCTTATATAAAAGTTTTATGAATCAGTTTGAATCGGAAGACTTTTATTACAAAGTGTGCACCGCTCCCGAAAGCGCACGACGAGAATTCTCGAGCAAATTCTCAATCATAGAAGACGATGTGCTATACTCCCCGTCAGTCATATTGCATACACACAGTATGGATATGAAAGATTTGAGGAAAAAACTAAAAGATAACCGCGCCGCTATTGATACTGTTACGCAAAAATATCTTGCGAAATACACCACAAAAGCAAATAAAGCCATTTACATTTTGATGACTATGGCATTAGAGGCGGAACTTCAAAACATTATTTTCTCAATGAACGGGAACAAACTTGACGTGTCCTTAAAATCCGTTGACAATGTAATTCAAAAGTATTTGAAAATCGCCTCGGACGGAAACCAAACGATTGTAAACACCCTTGTCCACTTCATCGGCGAAATTGAAACGCTATATAAAAATGTCGTGCAAATCGAATTTGAGTATTACACAATCCGTGAACGTGTCAAAGAAGAGCAACGAGCATTGCGTGAACAAATGCGTCAAGAAACGGAAGAGCGTAAATTGCTTGAACAACAACGTAAAAAGGTTGAGGAAGAAGAACGCAAGTATCGCAATGAAATCCTTAATCTTCAAGAACAATTGCAAGATGCCGACGAAGAAAGACAAATCCAAATCAACGACCGCATCAACGAAATCAATTCACAACTTGAACAAGTTGAGAGCAAGAAAGAAGATATTATCAATCTTCAAAATGGTAAGGCAGGATATGTATATATAATCAGCAATCTTGGCTCTTTTGGTGATAATGTTTTCAAAATTGGTATGACGAGAAGATTGAATCCCCAAGAACGCGTAGATGAACTTGGAAGTGCATCTGTTCCTTTCCCGTTTGATATTCACGGTATGATATTCTCTGATGATGCTGTGTCATTAGAAAACAAGATGCATAAGATACTAACAAATCAACGCGTAAATAAAGTAAATTTTAGAAAAGAATTCTTTGCCATATCGATAGACGAACTTCAAAATCTCGTTCAAGAACTCGCCCCAACAGCCGAGTTTAAGACTACTATGCTTGCTGAACAGTATAGGCAATCTCTGTCTATCGGAAATGGCGAAATGAGTAGTTTAAGCGATGAAATTGACCTTGACGAAGTAGCATCTGACACAGAAGATATTGACGATTAAACTATGCCAAATACATTTAAGTACAACATTCAAGAACGCGAAACCAAGAAGAACGGAACTTTGTATGACATCTATTTTTATGTACAAACGCCCGACGGTCGCAAGCAAAAGAAACTTTGCGGATTCAAAACAAAAAAACTTGCCAAACAAGCATACGAGAAGTTTATGGAAGAATACCTCGCCGCGCCGCAAAAGTATAACGGAAAGGTCGTAGTGCGTTATGAACTCGCGCGCCGCGAGTATCTCGGATTTGCAAGAAACAATGTAAAAGAAAGTTCTCTGTATGACTTTATACACACCGCGAGAAAGCATTACGACGACTTTTTTGCAGGCAGAGATATGCAAACAGTCAACAAACAAGATATAATTGCTTGGCAAGACCAACTCTGGGCAAAAACCCATAACGGCAAACTTTATTCGCAAAAAACGTTGGAAAAGATTTATGGGCAGTTCACCGTCTTTTATTCTTGGTGCGTTGAGCATTATGGTCTTGACGACGCGCTTAAAGGCGTTAAAATGCCGAAACGCAAAATCAATAAAGAACCTCGCCAAATATGGACGGAAGCGGAATTTGAGCGTTTCATAGCCTCTATTGACGATTTGCGACATTGCGCAATCTTCACCACCCTTTTTTACTGCGGTTGCCGCGTTGGCGAACTTGAAGCACTGCGCACAGAAGACTACGACGGAAAGCAACTCTATATACACGGCACACTCTCGCGCAAAACTATGGACGGCTCGCCTTATCACATAACGGAAACAAAAAACTATAAATCGCGCTATGTTCCGTTACCCAACAAAGCAAAGGACGTTATCAATGCGTGGATTGCTCAAAAAACAAAAGGTACAGCCTCGAACGACTATTTATTCGGCGGCACTACCCCCGTATCGCTAAACGCCATACAATACGCTATGACGAAAGGCATTGAAAAGTCGGGCGTAAAGAAAATCCGCATTCACGATTTGCGACATTCCTATGTCTCGTTGCTTATGTCCAAAGGCGCAAATTTTGGCGTTATTGCCGCGCTAATCGGTGATACGCTCGAACAAGTTGTTAAAACTTATGCGCACCACACAGAAGACGACAAAACAAAAGCAGTTTCTTTGTTGTGATTTTTTGAAAAATTATGTAATAAATTATGTAATAAAACCCACGAAAACCGCCGCAATTCCACGCAATTCCACGCAATAAAATCAACTATAAAAAACAGAAAACCCTACTAAACAGTAGGGTTTTTGCAAAACTGGTGGAGACAATAAGACTCGAACTTATGACCTCTACGATGTCAACGTAGCGCTCTAACCAACTGGGCTATGCCTCCAAAGCAAGAGTTATCTTACACTAATTCGCGACGTTTGACAAGCGATTTGTATCAATTTCGATAAAAATGTCTGCTCCTCGTCAATTAACAACCAAAACTGCTCATCGGGCAGACCATATTTTCTCTAAAACAAAAAATCAAAAATTAATGTGAAATTTTTTTCATATTTCTATTGACTAATGCGCGAATCTATGCTTATAATAAAAGCACAAAGAAATTGAAAAACAAATTGTCAATGCTCACAAGCATTGTGATTTTCTCCCTTAAATATCTTCTTACAAAGCAAGTATCCCGAGCGTGGTCGCTCGGGATACTTGCTTGTGCTGCGCAAAATTGCCGTTTTTCTTTAATTATCCGTTCATTTTTTTCAGTTATTTATGTAAATCGCTTGTATCTCTCAATATTGATTTTCTTTACAACCTCAAATCGAGTTGTCGTTGAATCCAAACTTCGCTTCATTATCAAAGCGTTTCCGCAATGTCGAGAATCAATCTCTCGGTGTCCTGCCAGCCGAGGCACGGGTCGGTGATGGATTTGCCGTACACGCCGCCGTCGGGGGATTGCGCTCCTTCCTCGATGTAGGATTCTATCATAAGTCCTTTGACGATGTCTTTGATGTCTGACGACTCGCGCATACTGTGCAAAACTTCCTTTGCGATACGCGGTTGCTCGTAGAAGCGTTTTGCGGAATTAGAA